GGACAAATTTATTTACAACCTACTAAAACTGCTGAGTTCATTATATTAGACTTTAATGTATTACCTACAGGTGCAACTTTCCCTGCTTAGTAATACATTTTAAAAAGAAAATTAATATTTATAATAAAAAAATAAAATGGCAAAATTTACAGTTTCTCCTGGAGTAGCAATCAGTGAAATAGATAATACTTTTTTAACAGGACAACCAGTTCAAGCAGGTGCTGCTATTATAGGCCCTACAGTAAAAGGACCCGTTAAAAAACCAACTTTAGTAACTTCTTATACAGATTTTCAAACAATGTTTGGAGATTCTTTTATTAGTGGTGGTAATGCTTATTCATATTTAACGTCAATAGCTGCTTATAATTATTTTAATTATGGTGGTACTTCATTATTAGTAGCCCGTGTAGTAAGTGGTTCATATTCATCTGCTACTAGCAGTTACATGCCAACATGCTCAGTAGGCCCAACAACTGGTCTTTCACCATTTGTACTTGAAACTATCTCTGAAGGGATTTTAATGAATAACTCCGGTTCAGGAATTTCTGGCTCTTTACTTTCAGGAAGTAAATATAATGTACGATGGGAAGTTACCAATACAAATACAGGATCTGGTACTTTTAATGTATTAATTAGACGTGGTGATGATAATCAAAATAATAAAGTTGTACTTGAATCTTGGAATAATGTAAATTTAGATCCTAACTCATCTCGTTACATATCTAGAGTAATTGGTGATCAAACATTAAATTAAGATCCGAATAATGTTCAAATGTCAGTTTCTGGAAGTTATCCAAATAATTCAAAATATGTTAGAGTAAAACAAGTTAATTATAATACTCCTAATTATTTAGATTCTAATGGAAATATAACCAGCTTATTATATACTGGTTCTCTTCCAACTACAGGAAGTGGTCCATTAGATGGTGCTTTTGGTGGTGCTGTTGGAACAGTAAGTGGATCAATAAATTTATATGAAAATATTTCTTCTAATACTCAAGGATTAGTTGGAACTGATTATAATGAAATGATTAATCTTTTAGGTAATCCTGAAGCATATCAGTTTAATTTACTATTCACCCCAGGATTATTAAATGATATCACAGGGCATGCTTCTCAAATTGCAAACATTATATTAAATACTCAAAATAGAGGTGATAGTATGTTTGTATTAGATTTATCATCATACGGAGATGATGTAGCTCAAACTATAGCACAAGCTCAAACCCGTGATACTTCATATGCTGCTACTTATTGGCCTTGGGTTCGCCTTATTGACCCAGCAACTGGAAAACATGTTTGGGCTCCAGCTTCAACAGTAATACCAGGTGTATATGCGTTTAATGATAAAGTGTCTGCCCCTTGGTTTGCTCCAGCTGGTATTAATCGCGGTGGATTAACTACAGTATTACAAGCTGAACAAAAATTATCTCAAGGAAATAGAGATTTATTATATGCTAATAATGTTAACCCAATTGCAACATTACCTAAACAAGGTGTAGTAGTATTTGGACAAAAAACATTACAAAAATCCCAATCAGCTCTTGATCGTGTGAATGTACGTCGTTTAATGATTGAATTGAAAAATTATATTCGTCAAATTGCAACCACAGTTGTATTTGAACAAAATACAATTCAAACTAGAACTTCATTTTTAGCTAGAGTTACTCCATATTTAGAAGGAATCCAACAAAAACAAGGTTTATATGCTTATAAAGTTGTTATGGATGATTCAAATAATGGACCAGCAGTAATTGATCAAAATCAACTAGTAGGACAGATTTATATTCAACCAACTCGTACAGCTGAATTTATTTCTTTGGATTTCATCTTATTACCAACAGGAGCTGAATTTCCAGGATAAAAAAATAAAAATTTAATATTTATAATAAAATTAAAATAAAAAACAAATGGCAATTTTAAATCCAAACGAAATCTTTTATACAGCGTTTGAACCAAAACAAACAAACCGTTTTATTTTGTATATGGAAGGTGTTCCTGCTTATTTAGTAAAAGGTGTAGGAGCCGTTTCATTAACTCAAAATGCAGTAGCTCTTAATCATATCAACGTTCAACGTTATGTAAAAGGAAAAACTATTTGGAATACCATTCAGTTTACTTTATATGACGCTATTACACCTTCATCAGCTCAAGCTGTAATAGAATGGGTACGTTTAGGGCATGAATCAGTAACAGGCCGTGATGGTTACTCAGATTTTTATAAAAAAGATATTACTTTTAATGTTTTAGGACCTGTAGGTGATATCGTTTCTGAGTGGGTTATTAAAGGAGCTATTATTACTGAAGTTAACTGGGGTGATTATAACTGGGATGATGATGGAACCCCAGTAAATATTACAGTTACTGTTCAACCTGACTACTGTATTTTGAACTATTAATATTAGGTTAATAATAAATCAGATAAAGGCTTCAAAGAAATTTGGAGCTTTTATTTTTCTTTAGTATGTTTAATATATTAAAAAAATAAAGGTTATGAAAAATTTAAAACTTATTCTATTTGTATTATTAAGTAATATAGGGTATAATCAATATTTTCCTTATATAGGTCCTGATCAAATAATATCTAATAAACAAGAATTTATCACATTAACAGCTGATTTAGATCAATGTGATATTAATAATCCGTATGAAACAACAGATTATGAATTAACAGAAATTCCTTATATCGAACAAACAAATAATGGAACTATCATTTCAACTTCAGGACATGGTGCTTGTTTTGGTCCATACGATATAGGATTTAATTTTTGTTTTTATGGTCAAACATATGATAAATTTTACGCTGGAGTTAATGGTATAGTATCATTTTCTTTATATGATGTTCAATATTGTTTTCCACAATATTCTCTCCCATCAACTAGTCCTTACACTATTAAAAATTGTATATTCCCCGCTTGGACAGATTGGAATCTTAATTTTGGAGGACAAATGAAATATGAACTTCAAGGTACTGCTCCTTTTAGAAGATTAGTTATAAGTTGGGTAAATATAGCTATGGATTGGTGTACAATGTATAATGGTACTTTTCATGTAATTTTATATGAAACTACAAATATAATTGAAACTCATATTAAACATAAACCTAATTGTTCCTGGGTAGAATATACAACAGAAGGAATTCATAATCAAGATGGAACTAAAGGAGTAACTGTACCTGGAAGAGATCATGCTATATATGTTACTAACAATAGTTCCCATAGATGGACACCATCAGGAAATGAAATAACGCCAGATTTAGTTTGGTATGAAATTGGAAATCCAAGCCCAATAGGAATAGGAAATTCAATCACAGTAACACCTCAACCTCAAGGAACAAGTTATACGTGTCATTTAGAATACCCATCATGTTTTTTAAATTGGGAAAATTTATTATGTTTTAAACCTGATACTATTAATATTAATATTAATTATGAATTTGAAAATGATGATGTTTTAACTCCATATATTACACCTAATGTAATTAATGAAATTACTTACCCTGAAATTAGCATATCAAATAATAATATTGAACAACCGATTATAGGTTCTATATGTTATATCCCAAATTCATTTACTCCTGATGGTGATGAAATTAATAATGTTTTTAAACCTATATTTAATAATATTGAAATTGAATATTTTAATTTTACAATTTATAATCGTTGGGGTGAAATAATTTACCAATCATATGATTATAATAGTTATTGGGATGGAACTTATAATAATGGAATGTGTTCAACAGGAATGTATTTATATGAAATTAACCTTAAAACTAATAATAAATTTCATTTGATTAACGGCCATGTTAATCTTATTAAATAATATAATATTTATAATAGATGAAATTAGATCAATTACGTAACTTAATAAAAGAAGAGTTAACTAAAACTCTTAATGAAGAATACCAAGATAAATTTAAAATGGTTGGTATGCTTATTACTAATATTAAATTACGCCCCCAAAAAGAAATATTTTCAGATATTCGTTCACTTCCAGGCGTTACTATAGCATCAGCTAAAGAACCTCTTGATTATAGTGAACAAAACACAGAAAAATTTCAAACTATTTTAACAATTAAAGTAGATGGTCATCCTTGGATTTCAAAAGGTGGTTTTGATCGTTCAAAAATGGAAGAAATACGTAAAGAGATATTAAAAGTAAAAGGAATTTTATCATATAATGTAAATCCTGATAATATTACTACTCTTTAATATATGTATATAAGACAATTAAGTTATAACAAATAAAAATTATGGAAGAAAAATTTAAATGACCAACTGAAACAG